CGCAACTACGTCGTTTTTGATGAGAACCTCATCAACATTGTTCGAAAATACGGCATTGCCGGCGCTGCGGCTATGCTAGGTGTTTCCACAATGGACGTGGAGCAGGCAATGGCGCAGGGGGCGCAGCCGCAGTCGTCTGGCCTTCTCTCCCCTATGGAGCAATAACATGGACTACGAAACAAGCGAACTGACCAACGAGGTGCAGGAACTCATCAATCCCGAGTGGATGAGCGATGAGAAGCTGCAAGGCATCCTCCGCAACGAGATCGACGATGCCGTCGACTTCATCGACAACATTGTTTCGCCAGTCCGCGCTCGGGCGACAGAATATTACCGTGGCGAGCCATACGGCGACGAGGAGGATGGCCGCAGCCAAGTGGTCAGCATGGATGTGCGGGATACCGTGCAGGCCATCATGCCGTCGCTCATGCGGGTGTTCACGTCGTCCGACGAGACCGTTGAGTTCGCGCCCCGCAGCGCCGAGGACGTTCCCAACGCCATGCAGGCGACCGAATACGTCAACTACATCTTCCACAGCGACAATAACGGCTTCTTGGAGCTTCACTCGGCCTTCAAGGACGCGCTGATCCGCAAGAACGGCATCCTCAAGTTCTACTGGGACGAGGCCGTCGAGACCAGCACCTCCGAGATGACCGGCCTCGACGACGCCGCTCTGGCCATGCTCTCCGCCGATCCCGACGTGTCGCTGGATGTCGTCGAGAGCTACCCCGCGATGGAGCAGACGCAGGAGATGGCGATGATGGGCATGGAGCCGCCGCTCCTGCACGATGTCGTCGCCACCCACCGCCGCTCCAATGGCCGCGTGAAGGTTGAGGCCGTGCCGCCGGAGGAGTTCCTCATCGACCGCCGCGCCAAGAACATCAAGAGCGCCGACTTCGTGGGCCACCGCCGTGTCGTGACCGTGTCCGACCTGATCGCGATGGGCTACGATGCCGACGAGGTGGAGGGGCTTGCCTCCGACACCGACAAGATGGACCTGAACGTCGAGCGCTACACGCGCAATCCGGCGCTGACCAGCCGCACCGCTGACCGCAGGGACAGCGCCATGCGGAAGGTGACGTATATTGAAGCGTATATACGGGTCGACCGTGACGGCGACGGCATCGCCGAGCTTCGCAAGGTCTGCGTGGCTGGTAGCGGCTACAAGATACTGATGGACGAGGCCTGCGACTTCGCGCCGTTTGCGTCGTTCACGCCCGACCCCGAGCCACACGAGTTCTTCGGCATCTCGTCCGCTGATGTCGTCATGGACATCCAGCGCATCAAGTCCGTGATCATGCGGAACACCCTCGACAGCTTGGCGATGGCGATCCACCCCCGCATTGCGATCACCGAGGGTCAGGTCAACTTGCAGGACGTGATGAACACCGAGGTCGGTGGCATCATCCGCCAGCGTTCCGCCGGTCAGGTGCAGCCGATTGCCATGCCGTTTGTCGGCCAGCAGGCGTTCCCCGTGCTGCAATACATGGACGAGACCAAGCAGTCGCGCACCGGCATCTCGAAGGCCGCTGCGGGCTTGGACGCTGACGCCCTGCAATCGTCGACCGCCTCCGCCGTCAACGCGACCGTCAACGCCGCCGCGCAGCACATTGAGATGATTGCCCGCATCTTCGCCGAGACGGGTATGCGCGACCTGTTCCGTGGCATCCTGCGCCTCGTGTGCAAACATCAGGACCAGCCGCGCATGGTTCGGCTTCGCAATGAGTTTGTGCCCATCGACCCGCGCTGGTGGGACGCCACGATGGACGTGAGCATCAACGTGGCCCTTGGCCGTGGCAGCGACAATGAGCGCATGATGATGCTGCGCCAGATCGGCGAGATGCAGAAGGAGGCTATAGCCACGATGGGTCCGGTCAATCCGCTGACCGATATGGGCAAGCTCTACAATACGCTCACCGAGATGACGAAGCTCGCGGGCTTCAAGGACGCTGACCGCTTCTGGAGCGATCCGGCGCAATTCCAGTCGCCGCCGCAGGAGCCGAAGCAGCCCGACATCAACGAGCAACTGATCGCCCTGCAAATCCAGCAGATACAGGCGGATATGCAGAAGAAAGCCGCAGAGCTTCAGATTCAGCGCGAGAAGATGATGATGGAGGACAACCTCTCCCGCGACAAGATGGAGATGGACCTCTACGTCGCCGCCGAGGAGTTCAAGGCCAAGTATGGCACCCAACTCCGCGTCGAGGAGATCAAGCGCGAGACGGCGCTGGATCGCGAGACGTTCAAGGCTCAATCCGATCTGATCAAGGGTGCCGTGAGTGGCCAGTAAGACTACGGACCAGATCATCGCAGATGCGCGGGCTGCGGCCCGCCTCAAGGACGACGGGGATTTATCCCGCTTCCTCGTCGAAATGGAGGCCGAGATATTCGAGGCATTCCGAGCAGCAAATGCGGGAAACACAACGGAGCTTATCATGCTCCACGCCCGACTGGCTGGCGTGGACGCGCTCCGCATCAAGCTGCAATCGCTGATTGATGGCGGAGCCGTTGCACAGCGCAAGGGCTAATCATATAATGGAGACCAGCAATGGCAGACACCGGCAGCCCAATGGGGACCGACCTGCGGAGCGCACAAGAACAGATCAGGGCAATGATGGCACCCTCCCCCGAGGAAAATGCTTCAGCCGCTGATGCGTCCGAGGATGAAAACCTCAACCCCGAAGCAGAAGAAGCCGTCGAGGCGGAAGCTGCCGAGGAGCCTGATGATGGCGAAGGCTACGAAGACGAAACTGACTTCCAACCCGAAGAGGGCCGAACCTTCCGAGTGAAGATAAACGGCCAAGAGATCGAGGTCACGGAAGATGAGCTTCTGAACGGGTATTCGCGGCAGCAGGACTACACGCGGAAGTCTCAAGAACTGGCCGAAAGACGCAAGGCGTTTGAGGCGCATCAGGCTGAGATCGACGCAGAACGCGCCCAATATGCCCAACTCCTGCCCGCACTCCGGCAGCAGATTGAGCAGCAACTCAGCAATGAGCCGGACTGGGATAGCCTGTATCAGCAGAACCCCACCGAGGCGATGAAACTGGAACGCCAGTGGAAGAAGGCCGCTGAAATGCGCCAGCAACAGCTTCAAGCTGTCGAGGCGGAGCAGCAGCGACTGGCAGCGATCCAGCAGAGCCGCGCTCAAGAGGAAATGGCACGGTATCGCGCCGCTGAAGAGCAGCGACTGCCGGAGCTTATCCCCGCGTGGAAGGACACGAACACGATGGCGAAGGAAGCCAAGGAGGTTCGCGAGTTTCTTCTGGGTAAGGGGTTCTCCACGCAGGACGTTGACGCAATCAACAGCGCGTCACTGGTGGCACTGGCCCGCAACGCAATGCTTTACGAGCGCGGTCAGACAAATGTTCGCAAGGCGCAAGCCGGTGGGAACAAGTCTGGACCGAAGGTGATGAAGGCAGGCTCTCGCGGGACACAGTCACGGCCCAAGGGCGCATTTGAAACGGCGCAGCAACGCCTGAAGCAATCTGGCCGCGTGTCTGACGCCGCGGCTGCAATCAAAACCCTCCTGTGAGGACATAGGCTCCTCGCAGGGAAACTGTGAGGAGCCATCATGGCCATCGTAACCAACACCTTTACGCATTTCGATGCGAAGGGCATCCGCGAGTCGCTCTCCGACGTGATCGCGAACATCTCGCCCGAAGAAACCCCGTTCCAGTCGAATGTCGGCTCGAAGTCGGTGTCGAACACCTACTTTGAATGGCAGAAGGATAGCCTCGCTGCCGCTGACGCCACCGCCCGCATCTCCGGCGATGACGTTTCGTCGTTTGACTCGACCTCGGCCACCACTCGCGTGGGCAACTACACCCACATCCTGCGCCGCACCGTGATCGTTGCCGACAACCTCGAGGCTGTCGACAAGGCAGGGCGCGATTCCGAACTGAGCTACCAAATCGCCAAGCGCGGCAAGGAACTCAAGCGCGACATCGAAGCCGTCCTGACCGACAACAACGCTCGCGTTGCTGGCGGCACCGGCACCGCTCCCGAGACCGCTGGTCTGGGCGCTTGGATCGCCACCAACGACAACCTCGCTGGTGACGGCGCTTCCCCGACCGGCGACGGCTCGGACGCCCGCACCGACGGCACCCAGCGCGCCTTCACCGAGGATATGCTGAAGTCGGTCATGTCGTCCGTTTGGACGGCTGGCGGCAACCCGTCCGTCCTCATGGTCGGCGCGTTCAACAAGCAGAAGGTCTCCGGCTTTGCTGGTATCGCTGCCCAGCGCTACATGGCTCCGGCTGACGGCCCGACCACCATCATCGGCGCTGCCGACGTATATATGTCGGACTTCGGCACCCTGTCGGTCGTCCCGAACCGCTTCCAGCGCGCTCGCGACGCTTGGGTTCTCGACACCGAGATGGCTGCGGTCTGCAACCTGCGTCCGATCCAGAAGGTCGACCTCGCCAAGACCGGCGACGCCTCCAAGGCGATGCTGATCTGGGAAGGCGGTCTGGAGGTCTCCAACGAGGCCGCGCATGGTCTCATAGCGGACCTTACCACGGCCTAAGCTAGACTTGACACCTAGCGCATAAAATGGGATAAGCCCCTTGTCACATGGCAGGGGGCTTATTCATGGAATACTGCAAGCACGACGGCTGCACCGGAGAGATCAGAGCCTTTGGTTATTGCAACAAGCACTATTTGAGACTCAAGAAATACGGCTCGCCGAGCGGCGGAAAGCGGAATCATGGGTCTCTAGAGAGGCGGTTCTGGGCCAAGGTCCAAAAGTCGGATGGATGTTGGGAATGGCTTGGCGGAAAGCGGCCAAACGGATACGGGCAAATATCGGAAGGCGGCAAGGGCGGCCGATCACTCTCCGCACATCGCACCTCGTATGAATTGCATCACGGACCTATACCTGAGGGCATGGTCGTCATGCACGCCTGCGACAATCGAGCGTGCGTGAACCCAGACCACCTTTCGGTTGGATCATACAAGGACAACATGGCGGACATGGACGCCAAGGGCCGCAGGGTGATTGTTGCCCCGACCGGAGAAGGGAATGGCAAATCTATTCTCACCGAACAGGACGTGCTATACATTCGGTCAAGTCCAGACAAGTCGAACGCCCAGCTTGGGCGCGAGATAGGCGTTGGCCCTAACTGCATTCGCAGCGTCAGGATAGGCAGAACATGGAGGCATATTAGTGGCTAAGAGAATTTTCGACGTAGACCCAGAGACCGGCATCACCCGCTACTGGCACATGAAGGAAAACGGCGAGTTCGCGATTGAGACCGTGCAAGATGTCTCCAGCATCGCCAACGTGAACAAGCGCAGCTACGCCGACATCGACAGCAAGGCCAAATACGGCGACTTGGCTCGTGTGGCGTCGATCCCACTCAGCGTGTATTATGACCTCAAGCGGCGCGGCATTGCTGACGATCCAGCGGCGCTGAAGAAATGGTTGAACGACCCCGACAATAGGGCGTTCAGAACACGAGGCGGGACGCTATGAGCATCACCACATACACCGAGCTAAAGGCGGCCATTGCCGACTGGCTCCTGCGCGATGACCTGACCTCGGTCATCCCGACGTTTATCTCGCTGGCCGAGAGCCAGTTCCAGCGCGAGATCCGCGACTACCGCATGATGAAGCGG